GGCTATACGTAGTTATAATTCCATTCGGGACTTTATAAAATATACCACTGCACCCTCGTTAGGGCAAGTAATTGATTTTAACTTGACTTCCGGGGGTACGGGGTATGTAAATCAAACGAATGTAGCGATAACAGGCGGAAGCGGAACGGGCTTAAAAGTGGATATTACTGAGGACGGTACGGGAATAGTTGACACGGTAACGGTTACGGATCCTGGAAAAAACTATGTAATTGGCGATACGTTGACACTACCAGGTGGGAATAACGACGCCACTATCGAACTTACATACGTAGGGATAGGGGATTACAGAAAATTCAGAGGGGTTCCAAAATTAACAGCATATTGGTTATGACAAAAGATGTTTCACAGGCCGTTGAAGATTTAGTTGCACAAATTGATAGCACTATTACAGGCGTATATTTACCCGTACAAGGCTATACAACGACGTGTAACACCAAATGGGCCAGAGTAGGTAAAACGATAAAAGACGACGTTAACGCCGAGTTTTTAATTACCGAAATAGAAACAGACGAATGGATTAAAGCCGGGGTTATAGATGGAGTTATTACACTTGCGTCGCCTTATTTTGTCCCTGGCACCCAAATAGCTGCGAACCGTGAATGGACTATTGTAACGCCAGACTTGACGCAAAAGACGCCGTTGGTATGGTTGCTACACGATGTTAGATACCAAAAGTATGGAAGGGAAAGCGTTTACGATTGGGATAGTGATTTAAGGATTTTTTTCTTAGATGAAACCGACGTAACGAATTACTATACTAAGGATCATATTGACAACGTAGTGGTGCCAATGAGCAAGTTAGCGGACGAGTTTATAAAGGTGGTTAACAATGACCGTAAATACAAAACTTTGGAAGGTTATGAAATAATCAATTTTACGAGGTTCGGAACCGAGCAAACGAATGGATACTTTTCAAATATTTTAGACGCTAATTTAAGTGGCGTTGAATTAAGAATAAAATTAACGAAGTATAAAGAAAATTGTAAATGCTAAAAAATAGAAAAAATGGCAGGATGTAATTGTAACGTTGGTTTATCCAACACAGGTAGACCGGGGTGCGTTCCTATTCAGAGCGTTACTTCGAAGTTCATTATGGTTCCTTTGAAGGACAATAGTGGAAATTTAAACGGAATTGACTTAACTGCACCGCTTCCAACGTGGGCAAACTTAGTTAACGCAACAGATGCTTCACAGCGTTGGTTCCCGTTACCAGGTTTTGAGAACGTGGAATTGCCAAAAGCAGAAAGCCAATTTGAAGAGGCAAACAGTGGACGCATGGCGTTTCTTCGCGAAGGTAAGCGTTCTTTTTCTGGAGAGTTGTGGGGTGAAGACTCAACACCAACTTTGTTAGGAAAATTAAAGTCAGGACGTTGCGTAGAATTTGGAGTGTACATTATTGACGTAACAGGTAATTTAATCGGTTCAAAAGTAGGTAACTACCTTTATCCGGTACCTGTCGATGAGCAATCTTGGAACCCTACGTTCATGTTCGCTACGGATTCAACAGTTCAAAAAATTATGTTAACATTTGACTTCGATCGTTTATTTGACGATTCAACAATGTACATGATTACTTCAACCGAAGCGGGTATTGATTTCAATACACTTTCTGGATTGATTGACGTTAACTTGGTTGTTGATTCACAAGTAGCAACAGTTTCAGTAACTGTAACAGCTTCATTTGATTATGGAACTGCATTAAACCCTATCTTATTTCAAGGTGCGGTATTGGCTGACTTCGATTTATATGACAACACCAACGCGGCTCCGTTCGCGATTACGGGTGTTTCTGAGTCGCCTGCAGGAACTTATACTGTTTTGGCTGCATTCAACACGGGTGATAGCTACACACTAAGCGTAAATAAAGCCGGGTTTATTGGTTCGGTAACCTTCACGGCTGCGTAACACAAACGCCTTTGTTTGGGAAAAAGGGTTCGTTCAGAAATGTTCGGCCCTTTTTTTTTACCTTTGAACGCATGGAAGCAATTACGAATTTACTTAACCACACATTAAGCTATTTAAAGCCTGCAGAAGTATGGATTAGAGTATTTAGTGATAAAAACCTACAAAACAAAATTATAGTTGAATACATACAGCAGGATCAGTTATTTGAAAGGGGTGTAGATGAAACAGGCCAGATTATTGGCACTTATTCGGCATATACTGAATATCTTACAAATGGAAGAAAAAAGGAAGGTGAACCGTATAATTTATTTGACACGGGAGAATTTTATAAAAGTATGGTAATTTTGTTAGGCAAAGACTTCTTTGAAGTTGACGCGGACCCAATCAAAGAAAATGATAACTTATTTACGAAATTTGGTGAAGGCATTATTGGCCTCACGGAAGAAAGCAAAGAAAAACTCAGAGTCGAATTACTTGAACGATACGACAAAGAGGTTAGAAGGATATTACAAGGCGATTGACGAACTGCCGTTGTATAATTGGATAAAATGTTTAGCAGGAGAATTAAAGTACGTTAGAACGCATTTAAATGGCTCCGCAGAAAAAGACATTGAAGCGTGGGAAAATATTTACGATCAGTTCATAAAAGAATATGGACTTGGAAAGGTTCATGAAAAGATCCTTCAAACGATGAAAAAGAAGGCTTTGGAAGAACTTGAATACGTGATAACAGGGGATAGGTTTAAATTAACCCTAATTGAAATGGAGCAGACGCGATTAGAAAACATAATTAAGACTGCAGGAACGGGAATAACAATAGAACAGACCTTAATTCACTTGTCGAAGTGGTTAGGTCAATGGATAAAACCAAAAGAAATAACAGTAAGGGAGTTTTTTGACTTACAAAAAGAATACGAAAGGTACATAAAAGCGCAAAACGATGGCAAAAAAAATTAGTAGCAGTGATTTATTTGAACAAGAGGACTTATTTAAAGGGGTTCGGGATTCAGCAACGAAAACACTTGCAGTTTTTAACGAATTACAGTCTGAAATTAAGGCCACTGCAATAGGTTTAAAGAATGAATTAAGTGCAAATACTCAGGCTTCAACCGCTCAGTTAAAACAATTTACGGCAATAAGTGAAGAGGCTAACAAATTAATGAAGCAAAGCGTAGAAATTGAAAAACTAAAAGCGCAGGCGGATCAACAAAGAATAAAAGCCGAACAGGAAATTGTTAAACTCGAAAAATTAAAGGCCCAGGAACAGGCAAGAGCCAACAAAGAAGCGGAAAAAGCGGCTAAATTAGCACAAAGTGAGTCAAGTGCCTACGCTAAATTAAGCAAACAACTCAATGAAGCACGCAAAGCGTATAAGGATTTAGCAGTAACCAACCAAACAAACACACAAGAGGCTCAGGATTTATTAAAAACCATTACGGCCCTGGATAAACAGCTTAAAGAAGTTGACGCAACCGTAGGCCAACACCAGAGAAACGTAGGTAATTACGAAGGTGCAACCCGAAATTTAAAGTTAGAATTACGCCAATTAGTTCGCGAGTTGCAGAATATGGAAACGACCGATCCACGTTTTCAAGAAATGACACAAAGAGCCGGTGAATTAAAAGACCAAATACAGGATACGCAGGCAGTCGTAAAAGCAACAGCAGGCTCGGCAGTTGAAAATTTAGCGGGATCCATGGCGAACGCAGGTGAAATTGGAGTTGCGGCCTTCCAGGGGGTTGAGGCGTCAATGGCTTTGTTTGGAGTTGAAAGTGAAAACGTACAAAAAACATTGATGCGTTTAACGGCATTAATGAACCTTTCACAATCGTTTAAAACATTTGGTGAATTAGGCGATAAAATTACACAATTACGCGCAGGGATTACAGCATTTGGAAGTAAAGCCATGAGTGCCTTCCAAGGATTGACAGCAGCAGGAAAAGCCTTTGCAGTAGGTGGAATAGGATTAGTGATAACGGGATTAGGGTTATTAATAGCAAATTGGGATAAATTGACCGGTAAGGAAAAGTTTAATTACGAAGAGTTCAAAAAAACACAGGCGCAAAAATTAGAAATCTTAAAAGCGCAACAAGCGGAACTTGATAGGCAATATAACTTTTTATCTAAAAGCAGTGAAAATGCTGTAAAAGGAATTAATAGAGAAATAGAAATTGCAGAATTACAAGGTAAAACCACTACAAAATTATACGAAGAAAGAGCAAAATTAATACAGGAAACCTCACAAAAAGCGATTGAGGCTACAGAGGCAGAAAGACAAAGTATTAAAGATCGAGTTGCACAAATAGGATCGACAATTAGTGAGGAATATTATATTAAATCCAAAGCCAGATTAGAGGATGAAAAAGCAGAAATGAGCGATTTTAATAGGCGTGCATTGGCAAATGAGGTAAGAAGATTTGAAGAAAAAAAATCATTAATTGAACGAGCATACGAATTAAAAGCATTTAGGGAGTCAGAATTTGATAAAGCAGAAGCGGCCGAGGATGAATTAAAATTAATGAAGCTCAAAAAACAAAAAGAAATTAGGGACAAGGCGAAGCAACAAAGGGATGCCGAATTAAGCGAATTAAAAGGGTATATTAAAGAAGCGAATAAATTAACTTCACAGGCCCAAATGACCGACACTGAAAAAGCTGTTGACGACGTAAAAAGAAAATATGAACGACAATTATCCCTTGCGAGAAAATATAACAAAGGTACTACGGAAATTGAAATTGCCATGATGAACGAAATAAATGAAATTCATTTGGCAAAAGTAAATGAACAAATAGAGCAGGAAAATGCTGCAAGGGAACAGGCTCGATTAAATAGAATACGCCAGGAAAACGAAATGCTTGACGAATTAGAGCAGTTAACCGAGGACGTTTACCGATTAACCTTAACGGAGCAGGAACAAGAATTAAGGGACTTAGAAGAGTGGTATTTTGAGAAAAAAGAATTATTTAAAGATAATGCACAGGCCTTAATTGACCTTGAAACACTTTATTTAAATAAGCGTAACGATATTAATAAGAAATACGATACGGATGCAGATAACTATGACGAACAAAAAAAGAAGAAAAAGGAAGAGCAAATTAAGAAAAACTTTGAAATAAGTAAACAATATGCACAGCAAACAACTGACTTTTTCAAAAAGCAATCAGATGAACGAATAGCATTAATTGACAAAGAAATAGAAGCAGCAGAAA